GGTGGTGGACTACTTGTTAACAATGGAACTTCTATTACTGCAGGTGTAGCGAGAGTTGACTTCGCAGACAGATCATTTACTGGAGTGACGTTAACTGCTAGAGGTGCTTTAATTTACAACACATCTTCTGATACAACTAATGCAGGTGTTTGTGTTCTAGATTTTGGAGCAGATAAGACAGCGACTTCTGGTACGTTCACTATTCAGTTTCCAGCGCCAACATCAACAGCAGCGATTTTAAGGATCTCTGGTTAATCGTAGGAGGTAACCTCCTATGGCAAATAAAACTTACACGGTCACCGTTGCAAGCGGAAGCTCGTATGGTGGTGGTACAGGTAATGTTTATTATTTAGACGGAGTAAGAAACCCAGCAGGACCCGGCACAATTGAATGGGTGTCTGGTTCAACTTTGCGTTTCGAACAAAGTGACGGCACTAACGATAACCATCCTTTAATTTTTTCTACGAATACCAGCACGTCTGGTATAATTTCTGCAAACGTTGCTTATTATCTCGATGGATCTAGCAATCAAGCGAACTACACTAACACTGCTACGTTCAACTCAGCTACAACTCGTTACGTAGAAATAACTCCGTCAACTCAAACAGATTTTTATTACCTTTGCTATATTCATGGTATTGGTATGGGTGGTATATTTGATATCACACAAAACACCTGGGGTGCATTGCCTTGGGGCCATAACAGTTGGCAATCGTTAACAAGCACAATTCAACCTACTGGTTTTCCTTTACCTATGACTTTAGGTGATGAAGCGTCTACACCAAGCACCGGATGGAGTTCTCAGTCTTGGAGTGATAACGCGTGGGGATCTCACATAAGCACTATCAAACCTAGTGGTCAACCAATGACTACTAGTCAAGGAAGTGTTCAACCATTTGGAAGTTCTGGTTGGGGTGGTCTTGCGTGGAATGTTGGTACCTGGGGTAATGTAAACGCAGGTGATCAAATAGTAACAGGTTTTGCACTCTCTGCAAGTTTAGGAACAGTAGATCAAACATCAAGCACAGGTTGGGGAAGAAATACTTGGGGCTCTAAAGTATGGAATGGATTTGGAGATGTAATCCTAAGCGGAATTTCTATGTCCGCAGCTGTAGGAGGAGATGAATTAATTAATACAGAAATTAATAAAGGTTGGGGACGACTAGGATGGAATATAAATGCATGGGGCATTGGTGGTCAAACATCTACAGGAAGTTTCCCAATGACTATGGCTCAATCGAGCGTAACAATCGATAACGAAATTAATACAGGTTGGGGCTCTGACGGATGGGGTGTTGAAGGTTGGGGTGAATCTATTCAAACAGTTACACCTACTGGTATTGCAATGACTGCATTTGAAGGAAGTGCAGGATTATCATTTGACGGAGATTCTAATTTAACTGCTACTGGAAATTCATTAACTGCCGCTTTAGGTGATGAAACAGTAAGTATTAAAGTTGGTCCTATATTAACTGGTTTCCCTCTTGGAATAAGTTTAAATTTTGAAGTAGCTGTTGTCCCTGTAGGCGGAATAGCAATGTCTGCTACGTTAGGTGATGAGGCTTCTGAATTTAAAACTATTGCAGAGGTAAATGCATTTAGTCCAGGTTATTGGGGATACAGATCAACTTGGGGCTTTAGTGCATGGGGTAATGGACAAACAAATACTCTTGTAATGAGTATGTTAGAAAACTTCTCTGGCACAGACGCTGCACCAGATGCAGAAGCTACAGGTCAAGCAATGGCTATAGCTTTAGCTGCTGGTGATACGTTTAATATTCAAGGAGATGCAAATATAGCTCCATTAGCAGCTATGGGCTGGAGTGATGGAACTTGGGGTGAATCTACTTGGGGTGATGGTTTATATAGACCAGATACTGATGATATTTTCACTATAACAGCGGCTCTTGGAACAGCTGTTTTAGATGCCGTTACACAGCCTACAGTTACGGGTCTAGGAGTACAACAAGTTAGAGTAGGAACTGTTACAGTTTCTGGAGAAGCTAGTATAATTCCTACTGGAAATAACTTGACAATGGGACAAGGTACAGGTACAAATGTACTGATTTGGAATGCAGTCGATACAGGTTCAGCGCCAACGACACCTCCAGGATGGCAGGAAGTTCCTACAAATGCTGCTTAAAATTAGTGTTTGACACTGGTTAAAATAATTTATAATATTACTAAGAATTGGAGATAAAAAATGGCGAACTCTACATCGGCAAACCTTAAACTTACAGTCCAAGCAACTGGGGAAAACTCGGGAACTTGGGGACAGATAACTAACACAAACTTATTAATTCTAGAACAAGCAATTGGTGGATTTCAATCAGTTGCAATTACTTCTGGAGCAACTTTAACTTTTTCTAACGGTGCTTTATCAAATGGTAAAAACGCTGTATTAAAATTAGTTGGAACAATCGGAGGAGCAGTTAACGTAACTATCCCTGATTCAATTGAAAAAACTTTTATAGTTGATAACGCAACTACTGGTGCTTACACAGTAACGTTCAAAACTACTTCAGGATCTGGAGTAACTTGGGCAGCAGCTGACAAAGGCACTAAGATGGTTTATTCAGATGGAACAAATGTTGTTGATACAGCATTTACAGATTTATCATCTGACTTCTCACCACAACTTTCAGCAGACCTAGACGCAAATGGTAAGAACATTACTATCGATACTAACACAGGTATCATTGATGAAAATGGAAATGAGCAAATTAAATTTACAACAACTGGTTCTGCAGTAAACGAATTTTCAATAGCTAACGCAGCGACTTCTAACCCACCAGCATTATCAGTAACTGGTGGAGATACAAATATTGATATGAACCTTACGCCAAAAGGAGTTGGTAGAGTAACTTTTAATGGTCAAGGTAAAATTCAAAGTGTTGCAGAAAAAGTTACTACAGCAGCTATCGCCGCTACAGGAACAATCAACTATGATGTTCTTACTCAAGCAGTGTTAAACTACACTACTGATGCAGGTGCTAACTGGACTTTAAATATTAGAGGTGATGGATCAAACTCTTTAGATTCAATTATGGATACAGGTGAATCAATCACTATAGCTCACATTGTAAAACAAGGTTCTACACCTTATTACAATAGTGCGGTTACTATTGATGGTTCTTCTATTACTCCTGAGTACCAAGGTGGATCAGCTCCAACTGCGGGAAATGCAAGCTCTTTAGATGTTTACACATACACTATTATTAAAACTGGATCAGCTACGTTTACAGCGTTAGCTTCTCAAACTCAGTTTGCGTAATAAATTAGGAGGAGAAAGATTATGCCAATATTAGGATCATTTGCAGCAGCATCCAAAGCCGGCTTTGGCCGAGGAGGTGGTGGACCACCAATTGATTTTGATTATTTAGTCGTAGCTGGAGGCGGTGGTGCCGGTGGTGCTGGCGCAGGAGCGGGAGGTTTTAGAACTTCTTTTCCAGGCGGAACAAAAATTACATTAGAAACCGGAAATAATACTATTACAGTTGGAGCTGGTGGAACAGCTGGAACTAGTGGTGGTCAAGGTGGAGACTCGTCTGCGGGACCTATAACTTCTTCTGGTGGAGGTAAAGGTGTAAGTAACCAAAATAATGGTTTCCCCGGAGGATCAGGTGGGGGAGCAGGACAAGATAGAACTTCTGCGGGAAGCGGAAACGCTGGAGGATTTAGTCCACCAGAAGGTAATCCAGGTGGAATTACAAATTCATCTCCAGGAGGAGCTGGAGGCGGCGGTGGTGCCGGCGGATCTGGCGGAAACGGAGTAGGAAGACCTCCAGGAAGAGGAGGAGACGGTGGCTCTTCATCAAACAATTCAATTTCAGGATCGCCTGTAGCTTTTGCCGGAGGCGGCGGAGGAGGAGCTAATATAGATAGTGGTCAACCCACAGCACCTGCAGCAAGCGGAGGCGGAGCAGGAGCTGGAAATGGAGCCGCTACACCTAACCAAGATGGATCAAACGCTTCTATTGCAAACAGAGGAAGCGGTGGTGGAGGAAGAGAATTCCAAGGCCCTACAGGTGGAACAGGATCTTCAGGTGCAGTATTTTTAAGATGCCCAGGAGACTCAGAGTTTGAAGTATCACCTCCAACTAATACTATTACAACTCTTGGACCAGGGGATAAATTAGCAACTTTTACAGTAGATGGGATAGTAAAAATATAATGGCACATTTTGCAAAATTAGATGAAAGTAATAATGTTGTTAAGGTAGTTTGTGTAGGAAACGATATCGAGACAGCAGCAGGACCATTAGGAGAAAATGATATGCATGTTGATGGAGAAACATGGTGTCAAAATTTTTATGGTGGTGGAACTTGGAAACAAACTTCTTGGTCTAAAAGTTTTAGAGGTTGGTATGCAGGTGAAGGTTGTGTTTATTTACCTGATCTTGATGTTTTTACAAAGCCAAGACCTTATGAATCATGGTCATTAAATACTTCAAGCGCAGAATGGGAACCACCTATAGCGTATCCTTCGGTTACAACAGGGACATTAGATGGTGTAGAGTACAACTATAGATATTGGTGGGATGAGCCAAATCAATGTTGGAAAGCTCACTTAGGACAAGCTAATATTTATCAATGGAACACAACAACAGAAAGTTGGGATTTAATAGCGACAGAGTAATACCTAATCTTACTTCTCCTTTTTTATCCTTTTTAGAAAGATTTAATTTAAAAGACAAAACCTTGTTAGAAATAGGGGGTGGAGACTCTACTATTTATTTTTCTAATATATTTAAAAAAGTAATTACTTACGATCATAACCGTGCATTTTTAAATAAAATTAAAAAACATAAATTAAACAATGTTGAATTAAAACTATTGAAAAAAGACATAGGCAAAAATAAAATTTTTACTAAAAGCTCTGAAAAAGCTGATTTGATAATTATAGATAATGATCCTAAATTTTTAGATCGTTTTTACTTTGCTAAACTTTTTCACGACAATAAAAATATTACTGCAGAAATAGTATTAGATAATGGAACTTGGAATATGAAAGCTTATAAATTTTTAAAAGAAAATTATTATTGCAGCGATTTTCCAGGTTATAATAGATTCAATGAAAATACAGTTACTTCTTTCTTTTTTAAAAAAATACAAGGGACAGATTTAATATATCCTTATTGACTTATTACTGATTTTATGTATATAAAATACATACAAGGAAAGATATGATATTAAATGATTACTATTGGTATTTTCAATCGGCATTGCCAGAAAAGTTATGCCAACAAATAATTGATACTGCTAAACAAAAACAAGGTCAAGTTGCAGTTACAGGCACTGAAGCTAAAAAATTAAAACAAAAAAAGAAATTATCTAAAAAAGATTTACTTGATTTAAAAAAATATAGAAATTCTAATATTGTATGGTTGGATGATCCTTGGATTTTCAATGCAGTGCAGCCTTTTATTAGAGAAGCAAACGCACATTCAGGATGGAATTTTGAATGGAGCTGGTCAGAAACTGCTCAATTCACTGCTTATCATAAAAATCAACATTATGATTGGCACGCAGATAGTTGGAATAAACCTTACAACTGTCCGGAACTAGATAATAAACATGGTCGTATAAGAAAATTATCTGTAACTGTTTCGTTGTCAGATCCTAAAGATTATACTGGAGGAGAACTAGAGTTTGATTTTAGAAATTCTAAAAAAGGAAATAACAAAAAAGTTTGTAAAGAAATTAGACCACGAGGATCTATTGTAGTTTTTCCTTCTTTTGTGTGGCATCGAGTTAAACCAGTAAAATCAGGAACAAGGTACTCTTTAGTTATTTGGAACATAGGTTGGCCATTTAAATAAAATGAAAGTAGTAGATAATTTTTTACCTAAAAAAGATTTTAAATTTATAAAAAATTTATTATCAAGTTTAAATTTTCCTTGGTTTTACGGCGATGGAATATCTTTAAAGACTCCTCGTAAAAATGAATTTCAGTTTGTGCATACTTTTTATGATGAACATAAAAACAATTCACCTTTATTTTTTAAATATCTTGACCCTATATTAGCAAAAATAAATCCACGATTGCTTATTAAAGCAAAAGCAAACTTATTAACACGGACAGAAAAAGTTATTAACCATCAATTTCATTATGATTTTAAAGATATGGTTACTTCTATTTTATATTTTACCACTACTAATGGTCCTACTTTATTTAAAAATAATATTAAAGTAGATTGTATAGAAAACAGATTAGTTACATTTGATTCTAATTTAAAACATGCCAGTAGTTCCTGCAGCGATAAAAATATTAGAATTGTATTAAATTTAAATTATTATGAATAAATTTCAAAAAGAAAATTATTTGGTTATTAAAAATGCTATCTCAAAAGAGTTAGCCGAATTTGTTTATAAATATCTCATGTTAAAAAGAGAGATAGCAGCTATTTTTTTAAAGACAGGTTATATTTCTAGATTTGAAGAAATACATGGAAACTGGACAGACTTACAAGTTCCTAATACATATACTCTGTACGCTGATTGTGCCACAGAAAATTTACTGCTTAAAGTAAAACCTCTTATGGAAAAATTAACTGGGTTAGAATTATTAGAAACATATTCTTTTTGTAGAGTATATAAAAAAGGAGATATTCTTTTTAGACATACTGATAGAAAGTCTTGTGAAATATCTACTACTTTAAATTTAGGTGGTGATCCTTGGCCTATCTATTTAGATCCTACAGGAGATAAATCAATTTTAGATTTTAAATTTACTGCTAGAGGAGAAGAGGTAAAATTAAAAAAGAATCCTAAAAAAGGAAAAAAAATACTTTTAACTCCAGGGGATATGTTAGTTTACAAAGGATGTGAACTAGAACATTGGAGAGAGCCCTTTACTGGAAACCATTGTGCTCAAGTGTTCCTTCATTATAATGATAAAAATTCTAAAGACTTTAAACCTAATCATCTTGATGGAAGAATAAACTTAGGTCTTCCTAAAGATTTTGATGCTTTCTTTAAAAAATAAAATGTCTTTTCAATTTAATATATTTCCATTATTTCCTCAAACAATCTCTATCTCTCATTTGAGTGAAGTAAATTCTAAAAAAATTATAAGAACTTTAAAAAAATTAAAATGGAATGAAACTAATTTTTCTAAACAATATCCAATGAAAGGTAGTACTTACGTCACTTCAAGTTTTAATATCCTATCAGAATTTAAAGATGTAGAAAAAACTCTTATGGAACATGCAGATTTGTATATTAAAACTATTTTAAAATATCAATTTAAATTTAAAATAAGCACATCTTGGGGTACATTAACAAATCCTAATGCATATTCTGCTGTGCATAATCATTCTAATTCTTGGCTTAGTGGTATCTATTATCCTGAAGGAGATAAAGATTTTAAAATTTTATTTTTAGATAGCAATACAGAATGGTTTAAAGATATTCCTATGGAATATAATTTATATAATGAAGCAGCTAGAGAGTTTACAATTAATAAAAATATGTTAATTATTTTTCCAAGTTCAATGAGACATCAAATATTACCAAACGCATCTAAAAAAGATAGATATTCTATTGCTTTTAATATTATGCCTCAAGGTAAACTTAATTATCCAGGAGATAGTCAAATTGATCTAACAATTAATTAATAATTAAAAGGAGAAATAAAATGTCAGAAGCATTATTAAAAAGAATAGATGAGTTAAAAAAAGAATTAGACGATACAAAACTAGAGTTGGAAATGTCTATATCTGTAAGAGACAGTGAGAAACAAATGAACACTGATCTTAAAGAACAGATAGAAAAACTAAATTTACAAAATATAGAATTACTTAAAATTAATGAAAACTTTTGTAATAAAATTGCAAAACTAAGAAATTTTATTAAAATTAAAATAGACAATATTTAATATGGCTTCATTTAAATGGTGGTATAAAACAGATTTTTTATCTGAACAAGAATCTGATTATTTCAGAGAGTATTTAAAAGCCAATAAAAATAATAATATTCACGATCATGTAAAACAAGGACGTAGAAAAAAATGTGATGTCTATATATCCAGAATATTAGATATTAGATCCAGTGCTAATATGGATGTCTTATTTAAAAGATTAGAATATTTAGTAACACATGCTAATTATAGACAGTTTGCCGTAGATATTTATCCTCTAAATAATTACTCAAATGTTTTCTTACAAGAATATAAAGCCACAAACTCTGGTCATTATAGTTATCACCATGATGCTGAACAAGACGATATAGCAGGGGATATTAAGTTAAGCTGTATAATAAATGTTTCTGATAAAAAATATAGCGGAGGAGAGTTTATGCTTTTCGATGGTCAAGAAATAGAAATACCTGAATTGAATCACAAAGGTTCTCTACTTATATTTCCAGGGAACATATGTCATTCTGTAAAACCAGTTAAAAAAGGAACGCGGAGCTCTGCCATTATTTGGTTCATGGGTCCTAGATGGAGATAAGTTGTTAAAACATTTAACAAATATTAAATACGCCACGCCTATACAAAAACAAAAAGAATTATGGGATGTAGAAGGAGTTCTTAAAAAAAGATTTAATCGATCTTATAAGTTTGATTTAAGGCCTTTAAAAAACCATGCTAAAAATGGATCCTTTAAAACTAAAGCTGATAAAATAGTTTATGACATTAAAGATCAATACATTATAGTTGATGTAGAAGAACTTCATGAGTATTTAAAAAACAATCGTTCAAAAGTGGTTGTTTTAGAGGAGTTGATCTCTGCTCTAGAGTGGAATATAATACTACCAAAATAATAAAAACTCTATATAATACGGGAGTTATGCTACAGAAACTTAATTTCAAACCAGGTTTTAATAAACAAGCTACAGACTCAGGGGCTGAAGGACAGTGGGTAGACGGTGATTTTGTTAGATTTAGATATGGACTACCTGAAAAAATAGGTGGTTGGGAACAATTAACGGTAGCCCAAGAAACTTTACCAGGAGCTGCAAGAGCTCAACATGCTTTTACTAGTTTTAAAGGTGAAAAATATGTAGCTATTGGAACGTCACAGGGACTGTTTTTATACTATGATGAGGCCTTTTACGATATAACACCGTTAGATGATCAAGTATCAGGGACAGCTACTTTCGACACTGCTCAAGGTTCTGCTAACGTAACTGTTAATCTTAGCAGTCATGGACTGCTGGCTGGACGATATATTACTTTTAACAGTATGTCTGTTATTCCCAATGGATTTACAGCTGCTTCTACTTTTACAGACGGAGCTTTTGAAATTAGAAATGTAACAAATAATACTTTTGATATTACAACACCTGTAGTAGCCGTTAATCCAGGTGGAACTGGAACAGGTTCGGCGACTGTTAAACCTTATGAAATAGTAGGTCCAACGTTTCAAACAGCTGGTTATGGTTGGGGAACTTATCAATGGAACACAGGGACATGGGGAACGGCTAGAACAGTAAGTAACGTGATTCTAGATCCAGGCAACTGGAGCCTTGATAACTTTGGAGAAGTGCTAGTTGCAACAATATTTAATGGTAAAACTTTTACATGGGACGCAGGGGCAGCCGCACCTAGAGCAATCCGTGCTTCTCAAACTACAACAAATTTTAACACAACAAACAATCCTACAGCCACTAGATTAACTTTAGTGTCTGATAGAGATAGACACTTATTTCATTTTGGAACGGAAACAACTATTGGTAGTGCGTTGACACAAGATCCAATGTTTGTAAGATTTTCTAATCAAGAGGATTTAAATACGTATGCGCCAACAGCTACCAACACAGCTGGGACTTTTAGACTGGATACAGGAAACAAGATTGTTGCAGCCATACAAGGTAAAGATTATGTCTTCTGTTTAACCGATCAAGCAGCCTATGTAATTCAATTCGTAGGTCCACCATTTACTTTTTCTGTAAGACAGGTTGGTACAAACTGTGGATGTATAGGACCTAAAGCTGTATCTTATGCAAACGGAGCTGTGTGGTGGATGTCAGCTGAAGGAGGATTTTTTGTATTTGATGGTACGGTAAAATCATTACCATGTTTAGTTGAAGACTTTGTGTTTAATACAGATGGAGATAATTTAGGATTAAACTACAATGCTTCTGATATTATTTATTCAGCGCCTAATGCGTTATACACAGAAATAAATTGGTTTTATCCTAAATCCGGATCAGAGCAAATTGATAGATGTGTAACTTACAACTACTCTGAAAATGTATTTACCACATCATCTCTAGACAGATCTAGTTATCAAGATCAGGGTGTATATAATGAACCATATGCTACAGATTATGGGGCTACAGATACACCTGTTTTTGCTGCTATTAGTGGCTTAACTAATAAATATGGTGCATCTATTTACTATTGTCATGAAAAAGGTGATGATCAAATTAACAGTTCTGGCACTACATCTATTAATGCTTTTATTAAATCTGGAGATTGGGATATTACATCAAGAAGAAGTCCGTTAGGACAGATGACGGGTGTGGCAGATTACAGAGGAGACGGAGAGTTTTTTATGTCAGTCAAGAGATTTATACCTGATTTTAAATATCTACGTGGTAATTCGACGGTTACGTTATTCTTAAATGATTACCCTGATAATGCTCCTGTAGGATCTCCACTTGGACCCTTTACAATAACCTCAACCACTGATAAGATAGATACTAGAGCTAGAGGTAGATTGGTATCTATTCAAATAGCTAATACATCAACAGGTGAATCTTGGAGATATGGAACTTTTAGATTAGATGCACAACCGGATGGGAGAAGATAATGTCAGTAGATAAAAAAATAGATTATGTAGAACAGGATGGTTCTTTAAATTTTATAAAGAACTCTGAGTCCGTAACTGTTCCAAAAAGATTTAAAGCTAGAAAAGAAGCACCCGCAGTTAAGCTTGCATATATTACAGATGCTGAAGCTAAGATGCTAAAGAAAGAAAAACCAGGCACACCGCACAAAGGACCACAAGGTATCCCTAGTTACGATACTTTTGGATCAATAGATTCTAGTGGTAGAGACACAGGTGTATCTGGAGCAGCTGCAAGTGCTGCTGAAACAGGTAGTAGAGATGCAAGAGACATAAGAGAGATGCAAGCACAATTTAACACAGGGGATTTAGGACCAGGAGTTACTCCAAAACAAGCAAGAGATTTACGATTAGGTGCTATTGCAGCAGGTGCAGGGCAAAGAGTTAACCCAGGTTTTTTTGATAGTAGAAATGTTTTAGATCCTCAACTTATAAGGGATGCTAAGAGATTTAATCCAAGAGCTTTTTATAGAGGAAGAAGAGGAACCGGTCTTGCAAGTTTATTTTCTGGAGGTGGAATTTTAGGAAATTTAATTAGAGGGATAGGTAGAATATTTGGTTTAGGTAAAAAATATAATGAACCAACTTATGACATGTCTAGATTTAGTGGTCTACCTTTAGGTGGATCTGCTCGTTTTAAAAATTTAGACATCAGAGATAAATTTAATAGAAAAGATGGTATTACATCTCTTGTACCGAGTGAAGTTACAACTGAGAACGTAGATGCTGATTCTGAGACAAGAGAAAAATATGAAGCATATTTACTAGATGCTCCACCTCAGCCTTTAACTTTTGAAGAATTTAAAAATGCGGTGGAGGGTATAAAAGAAGGCACTTTACCAAATACTTCTTCTACAAGTATGTTTACAGTTCCTAATGCTGCGGATTTAATTATACCAGTAGGAGACACAGGTAGTGCTCTTACAACACCTGTTGAAGGATTATTTGGTTTAAATCTTATTGATACTAGAACTTTACAAAGAGGTGGATATACAGATTCTCAGATTAGAGAAGCGGTTGAAGGTGGATATGCTGAAGAATTAGCTAATAGTTTAAAGGGACAACTAGGTGTGTAATGGCTAAAGTTACAAACTATATACCTGAACCAAAACCTGAATACGATGTAGAAAATCAAAGACAGATATTAGAGTCTTTAAATACTTTACAGCAACAACTTAATTTTTCTTTTCAACAAGATTTAAAAAACGAACAAGATACATTTAATTATTTTTTATCGTGAGTATTTTTTATAAAAATCAAGGTTTTAAACAAGTTGATACAGCAAAAGCCACCGTGCTCACTTGCCCTACTGATGGCTCAATCATAGTTAAAAGTATCTATTGTGCTAATAACGATGCATCATCATCTATTGTGGTAAACATGAATTTTGTTGACTCATCTGATTCTAGCACTGAATACGAATTTTTTAGAGATGACGTAGCAGCTAAGTCACAAATAAATGCTTCACCTCAAGGGTTGAATTTAGAAGCAGGTGATGCTATAACTGTGCAAGCAGCTACAGGCAGTAATAAAATACAAGGCCTAATAAGTTATGCTTTAATAAATAGAGAGAATGAAAACGGATAACATACTTAAGATAGATTGCACTACGGTAACTACGTGGCGTAATACTAAAACTAACGAAGTGTTTAAAGAAAAGAAAGAAGGACCTGATATAGTACAAGACGTAACTGTGCAGGTATCTCCGAAAGGTTTAGACATGATACAGAAAGCGATGAATAATAATGATAATAAATCAAAACCCTAAAGGCGGAACTGAATTACAACAAGATTATTTACATAAATATGTAGATAATAAATTATTATCTGAAGTACAGATATGTACATCTGTGCCAGGTAAAATACCTTTGCATCCTACAAAAGTAAATATCCTATGGCAAAAAAATTCTTACGATCAAAGTAATTTATATCATTGGTTTAAAGATAAATCGAATCACGACAAGTACGACTGGTATGTATTTAATAGTCATTGGAACTATGAACATTTTAGAGATCACTTTGATATACCTACACATAAATCTGTAGTTATTAAAAATGGTATAGATAAAATAGGTAAGGCTGCTCCTTATCAAAAAGGTCAACCTATAAAAATTATTCATCAAAACACACCTTGGCGAGGACTATCAGTATTATTAGGAGCCATGCAGTTAGTTAAAAACCCATTGATAAGTGTAGATGTTTATTCTTCTACAGAAGTTTACGGTAAAGATTTTTATGATCAAAACGATCATGCTTATAAAGAACTTTATAAACAAGCAGAAGAATTACCTAATGTTAATTATATTGGTTACAAACCAAATGGATTTATAAAAGATCACATACATAATTATCAGATGTATGTGTATCCAAGTATATTTGAAGAAACGTTTTGTATATCTTTATTAGAAGCTATGGCTGCAGGGTTATATTGTATCACAACTAATTATGGAGCTTTATTTGAAACAGGTGCAGAGTTTCCAATGTATATACCATATGAAAAAAATTATAGATTATTATCTCAAAAATTTGCTTACGGCATAGAAGCAGCTGCTGAAAGTTTACATAGAACAGAAATACATAATCATTTAGAGTGTCAATCTGCATATGCACAAGCATATTATGGTTGGAATAAAATAGGCACATCTTGGAAAAGATTTTTGGAGGGAGCGGTAAATGCAAAAAAGTAATAAAGCGCAAGGCGCAAACAATGAACCCATCTGGTTTAATAAGCCATCTACGAAAGGGGACACCGAAGTTACCACGATCCATATTGGAACGCAGTCTCAATATAAAATAATGGTATGCACACCTGTGCATAGCGATGTATCTATGCATTACTGTCAAGCTGTTTTAAACTTTCAACAGGAATGTATGAAAAGAAAAATACTTGTTAGTTTTACTTTGATGAAATCCTCTTTAGTTACACAAGGTAGAAACTTGTGTGTGGCCGAAATGTTAAATCACGCAGATGGTTACACACATTTATTATTCATAGACTCTGATATAGACTTTCAACCAAAGACTATTTTTACTATGTTAGAAAAAGATAAAGATGTAATTGGCTGTCCTTATCCTATGAAATCATTTGACTGGGATAAAACGTGGAGACGAATGACAACAAAACATAGAGCTATAAATGATAAGGATGATTTATCAAAAGCTGGTTATACTTTTCCTTTGAAGGTAGAAGACCCACAAAGAATACAAGTAGAAGACGGAGTAGCAGAAGTAACTCATGCTCCCACTGGTTGTTTGTTAATTAAAAGAGAAGTCATAGAGAAGATGATGAAACAATACCCTGAGCTCGAGATATATCAACCAACTATAATCAATGGTAATACAGAGAAAAAAGATAATATGTATAATCTTTTTGATACTCTTCATGACCCTAAAACTAAAAGATACTTTGGTGAAGACTTTGGATTCTGTCAAAGATGGTCAGATATGGGTGGTAAAATACATGTATATTTAAAAGATTATATTACACATGTGGGTGAATATTCTTATTGTGGTAGATTTTGGGACGACCTATACCAAGGAAGTCAGCCTCTTAAAGGTATTGACGATAGTAAAAAAATCAAATAAAGTGTGATATTTCAGGATAAGCACGCCTGCCTTATAAACTAAATTTAGACAAAATTATGGCATTAACAGACATCAAAAAAGCAAAAGAATTTATGGCAGGGGCACCCAATATAAAATTAAAGGGTGATTTAAGACCTATAAAAATGGCTTCAAATCCAGATATTATGGATGAAAGAAATGAGTTATCATTAAGATTATTTGGTAAAGAATTAAAATTATTAACACCTGAAGAGATGGATATACTCGATCAAGAGGCTGAAAGACTTATGCAAAAATTTATGGCTGATGGTGGTAGAGCACAATATGGTTTAGGTAGTCTTGTTAAATCTGTAGGTAAAGCTGTTAAAGGTGTAGTCAAAGGAGCAGGTAAAATTCTTAAATCACCTCTTGGATTAGCAGCTTTAAACTTTGCACCTATGTTATTTGGTGGTAAACCATTTATTGGTATGGGTGGTGGTCAATTTAATTTACCAAACATATTTAGTTTAGGCACTGATAAAGCTATGAACGCTCTTAAAATAGGTGGAGCTGGTGCAGTAATCACAGGTTTACTTAGTGAAAGAGAACAACAAGATGGCGAATCAGATGTAGATTACGCTAAAAGAAGAGCACAAGTAAATGATCAATTAAAAATACAATTTTCAAGATTATATCCTAAAGGTGAAAACGAAACACCTGAAGATTACGATGTAAGAATAAATGCTTTAGTAGAGGGGGCTGATGACCAAACAGTTACTCCTGGAGACTTTGCTGTAGGTGGTAGAGTTGGCCGTGCGTTTGGTTCTGATAAGTTAGTAGAACAGGCAGCAGGCATCGAGAGCCTACCTATAAATGTTAATTCTAAAGGTGTAAAAGAATTAGATATGAGAGAAACAGGTGGATTTATACCACCAGTTGGTGTAAAAGAAAAAGCTGATGATATCCCAGCGATGTTATCAAATAACGAATTCGTATTTACCGCTGATGCAGTGAGAGCTGCTGGAGGTGGTAGTGTCAACAAAGGTGCTCAGAGAATGTATGATCTCATGAAGAACCTGGAGAGTAAGGTAGTATAATGGCAGAAGTTTCAACAGTACAGAATTTACCAGCACCCTTTATTGAAGCGGCAGGTAAAACATTTTTAGAACAATTACAAACTGCTGTAGGTGGTTTAAAATCAGCAGATCTATCTACAGTTATGGGTCCACAATTTGTGGCTCCTCTATCTGCAATCTCACAAGAAGCTCAAGCATTAAGAGGTGGTTTAGGTGCTTTCGCTCCGTTTTTACAAACTGCAGCTACAGAAGCTAGTCAAGCAGGTCAATTTACTGGACCACAAGCTTATCAACAATTTATGTCTCCATATCAACGAGATGTAATTGATACGACGTTAAGAGAGTTTGATGTACAAGCAGCCAAAGGAATTCCTGGTATTGCAGCTCAAGCTGTGAGTAGAGGTGTTCTTGGTGGAGGTCGAGAAGGTGTAATGAGATCAGAGTATCAATCAGCAAGCGACAGGAACCGGGCAGCACTTCAAGCTCAATTATTACAATCTGGTTTTGGTCAAGCTCAACAAGCTGCACAGCAAGCGTTTCAAAATCAACAAGCTTTAGCTCAACAACAATCTCAGTTAGGAGCTCAAGTCCCTGCATTATTTGGTCAACAAATTTCAGCGTTGGGTGCTTTAGGTACACAACAGCAAGCTCAACAACAAGCTCAGTTAAGTGCACAACAACAATTATTACAAGCACAACAACAGCAACCATTAAATTTAGCTCAACAATATGGTCAGGGTGTTATGGGATTAATTTCTGGATATCCAGCACAATTCCAAACTCAACAAACACCTACACCTTCACCATTACAAACAGCACTAGGAGCTGGAGCTACATTAGCAGGAGTATACAGAGCGTTTAGTTAATATGAGTAATATATTTAAAAGACCTATGTTTAGAAAAGGCGGTGACGTCGGTGGTGGCATCATGGATAATGTTGTTGAAAGAAGACAATACGCTCTCAGTAATGCAAGCGATCTTGGCGCAAAAGATGTAGGTATAAAACTTTCTGATAGTATTGATACAATTATGGCTGCTGGTGGAGACCAGGGTGGTTTAAATGATCCTTTAACACAATTTTTATTACAAATAGGACCACAAATTGCAGGTCAAACTGGAGGCGGTGGTACTATTGGTAATATACTTCTTGCATCAAAAGAACCTACAGCTGATTTAATTAAAGATTTAAGATCACAAAAGAAAACAAGACAGGCAATAGCATTAGACCTATACAAAGATTTATCTGACTCAGATAAAATAGCATTACAAGAAAAAGTAGAATATTTAATGAGTGAGTTTAACATAAGTAAAGAAGAAGCATTAAACAGAGCTTTACCTGAGTT